AGCGAGTCAGCTCGGCGCCTCCTGGCCCCGCCAGTGGGACTTGCGCAGCCAATTCACCGGCTACGTCTGGGGAGCCGCCCGCGCAGGGATTCACCTGGATGGCTTCCTCGTCCGCGGAGTCAGCATCCTCAAGACGAAGTACGACACGCTCGAAGCGATCACGTACAGGCCGGACTGGCAAATCGAGCGGTGGTACACGCAGCTCCAGCGGGACATCTACAGGTTCATCGATTGTTGGAACGAAGGTTACTACGATTGGAACCTTGACCATGCCTGCGTAGAGTACGGCGGCTGTACGTTCGCCCGCGTCTGCCAGATGAGAGAGCCACAGCAACTCCTTGAGCAGCAGTTCGAGCGACGGAGGTGGGACCCGATTGCGAGGGAGGAGGTGAGCCTGCCCCTTGTGTGGCCAGAGGGAAGGGCAGCGTGACCCCGCGCACTGATGGCGGCAACGCATTCCCGTTTAGCCCGCCGTGCGATTCAGATGGTAGGTCCGCTGCTGCCTATCCGTATCCAGAGCTAGGCATGAGCCTCCGCGATTATTTTGCGGCTGCTGCTCTAACCGGGATTCTCGCCAGTTATGCCCATCAAGGGAATATCGCGGACGCTGTTTCGTGCGCGAAATGCGCGTACGAGCGTGCCGATGCGATGATCGCGGAGAGGGAGAAATGACCCACCACCCAGACGACTACTACAACCCAGGCGACCGGCCGATTCGGGAGTATGACGAGGATTGGAGACCGCGGTGGAGGCGCTGCCAGTGCTCGCACATGGATATGCCGGGAACGTGCCCGGGGCCAGAGAACTGCCCGCTGGTGGAACAGGAGGAGGAGGAATGAGTGATACGCCTAGGACTGATGCATTCGTTGCCGGGCGCGATCCAATACGCCTGCCGCATTACGAGAGCATGGCGGAGTGCATCGCTATCGGAAATGCCGTGCGACTTCTAATGATCGATTACGCTGAGCATGCTCGCCAGATAGAGCGCGAGCTAGCAGCAGCGCGGGCGGATGCGCAGAGACTAAATGATGCGCTGAGTAAGGCGCAAGCCATCCTGGATGCACATCGCACGAGCGCCAATATAAACGGCATACCGGAGACAAGCGACTACGCAAACGGATGGAACGCTTGTCGGCAGGAGGCGTATCAGAAGCGCCGCGCGCTCATTGAACTAATCGACGCTGTCATCCGCGAAAGGGCTAGGAAATGACCCGCGACGAAATCAGAGCGGAGTTTGAGGCGTGGGCCAAGCGGGCTCGTCTGAGTGTTGGAAAGAGCGTCGGAGGAGATTACCTCAGCTGGCATACGCACATATCATATTCCGCCTACCTCGCCGCCGCCGAGCCGAGGGAGCAGCGGATCGCGGAGTTGGAGTCGCAGACCTGTCATCATGGATGGCGCGGAACTTCTCCCGACGCGCCAAGCATAACTACTCCATGTCCGACATGCGGAGGCCGCAGCTTGTTTATCGGTAATGGCGGGCATTTAACCTGCGCGCGAGTGCCAGGACAAGACGGTTCTGGAGGCTGCAGTGAGCCTGGCGTTGAGAACGCAGTCGATAAATTGAAAGCCCGCATCGCGGAGTTGGAGGCATCAGACGCGTACACCACTGAGCAATGGCTGAGGGATAACGCAAGTAACTCCGCTGCGAATAGTCTACTGAGAGAGCGGATCGCGGAGTTGGAGAAACTCTCCGCCGGACTGTTGACCTTGATAGGGGTAGCAAAGGTGGAGAGAGAACGCATCGCCGCCAAGGTCACTCACTGCGACAACTGCGGCGACTCTTGGTACGACAGCGGCATTTGCGCGGCAAGCTGCCCACACTGCAGACTCGCGCGTTTGAGGGAAGCAGCGAAGGCGGTACAAAAAATAGCGGACAGAAACACAGACGAGTTTAACGCCCTCCGCGCGGCGCTCGACGATAAACAGGAACCAAAGTGACCCCTGCTCACTACTTCATCCGCCAGGAGTACCTCGGCGAGTCCCGAATCCCCGAGGATGGCGTGGGCCTTCCGCCGCCAGCCCACGCCTTCTTCTGCTCCACCTGCGGAGACATCTGGGCGCGCATCGTTACAGGGCCAGGGTGTCTAACCTACTGTCACCTCACCCCATGCGAGAGGCACACTTCCCAGTTCGCCGGCGAAGGCACCAGGTTCCCCGGAAGCCTCCTCGGCATCTTCCCCGACGCAGGGCTTGCGGCTTCAATGGACTGGCCGCGAACCCTCACCTACCTCCCGCCGGCCGTACTGGCCTGGGAGTTTCAAGTCCACTTAACCGTCCTGCAGAAGCAGGAGAGACAGGAGTCCCCCGAATGAAGAAGCAGCAGCTCATACGCGTTCTTGTTTATGAAGGCTCAGAAGACTGGATTCAAGACACTCTGCGGCTTAGGCACATTAAGGGTGCTTTCCATGTCGGTCGAAGCAGCATCCGCGAGGTCCTTCTAGGAGACTTTCTCGACCTGGCTGTAAACTCTCAAGTCGAGGAGTCCCCGAATGGCTGACCAACCCACAGTCCCCCTCTATGGCCCGAACGTCATGCTGGAGGGCGCCTCCGGCACAGGCAAGACCTACGCGATCGGCACGCTTGTCGACTGGTGCCAAGCTAACAACAAGCAAGTCTTCGTCCTCTTTACCGAGAACGGGCTGGAGACCCTCCTCGGCTACTGGAGGGACAAGGAGAAGGAAGTCCCCGAGTGCCTTCACTGGCACCAACAGCTCACCACGCCCCTCAGCCTCGCGAGCCTCCTCGACTCGACGGATAAGGTCGGTCGCCTGTCCTACGAGTCCATCACGAAGATGCAGGACCCCAACCGCGGAGGAGAGGCAAACTCCTTCTGGAAGATCCTGGGCACGCTCGCCGACTTCAAGGACGATCGCACCGGCAAGTCCTTCGGCATGGTAGACAAGTGGGAGATGGACAAGGTCCTCGTCCTGGACAGCCTCACGGAACTTGCCAACGCTGCGATGAAGATGCAGATTGGGAACAAACCAGCCGCCGCCCCTCAGGACTACGGCGTAGCACAGAACTGCTTGATGAACTTCATCCGCCTGCTCACCCAGGGATTCCCGTTCACCTTCGTCATGACAGCCCATGTGGAGAGGGAGGTGGACCAGGTTACCCAAACGACCAAGCTTATGACCAAGGCGATCGGGCGGGCGATCGCAGGGGACATCCCCCCTCTCTTCAGCGACGTAATCTACACCGTGCGGGAGGGAGACTCGTTTTACTGGGACACAGCCGCTTACGGCGTGGACACGAAGACGCGGAGCCTCGGGTACAAGTCGAAGCTTAAGCCCGACTTCGCCACGATAATGGAAGTTTGGAAGAAGCGAGGTGGAGCATGACTGTGTACGAACTTATCGAAGCGCTGCAGGAGATTCCCTTCGACAGTGAGGTCACTGTGGAGGTCAGCTCGAACGGAACGGGCTTGCTCTTCACGAACAGCGAGGGAGAGGAGAGCTTCCTTGACTTCGCGAAGGAGGAAGGGGGAGAAGATGAGTAAGCGCTCTATCACGAAGGTCCGGATAGAGGTCTCCTTCACTCTCCCGGCCGGCCGCACGCCTACGCAGGCGGTTGATCACATTCGCCAGCTCTTAACTGACCTCCCCACCCGCCCGATTGAGTTAGCGGTTCGCCTTCTTGGGAAGGAAACTCGCTACCTCTGAACGAGCATTAACCGACGGCTGGCGGATTCCAGCCACTCAACCAACCAACCAAGGACGCACTTATCATGGACGCAAGTTTATTTGACCCACAAGCCTTCCTCGACGCAACGCTCGACACACCTTCCATCCGCCGTCCTCCCCTGCCCGTGGAGAATCCAGCCTCCTCGGACGGCCTCTACCCGGCTACCCTCGGGGAACCCAAGGGCCGTACTTGGCAAGGCAAGGTCGACCCCTCCCGAAGCGGCATCGCCTTCGACATTCCTGTCAATATCGACGTGCCAGGGGAGCTGAAGGACAAGCTCGGCCTGGCGACTTCCCAGATCACCTTGAACGACAGCATCATGCTGGATCTCACTGAGCAAGGTGCTATCGACAACGGACCGGGGAAGAACCGACGCCTGCGCATCTATCGGGAGGCGGCGGACATGAACAAGCCCGGAGACGTGTTCTCCTTCCGCAAGCTGGAAGGTCGCCTCGTCAAAGTCAAGATCGAGCACGACGTTTACCAAGGTGACATCATGGACCGCGTGAATACAGTCTTGCGGCCGTAGCGCACCACCCCCGCCGGGAGGGCTTCCCGGCTTTTCCTTTGGAGTTATAAAATGCTGAGTGAATTCGAGCGGGAGGAGTTCGACAAGCGCTTTCGCGGCGTGATGGCGGAGGTTCACAGGATTGCCCGAGCAAAGGGCTGGTGGGACCATCCCCGGAACGACGGGGAGATTATTGCGCTGTGCCATAGTGAGCTGAGCGAGGCGTTGGAAGCTCTCCGCCAGCCTAAGCGGGATGAGCACTGCC